ACATCTGGTGACTTTACACTATCATCTCTTGCTACAGATGCAACTGGTCTTGAAACACAGTATGACCACATTACCTACAATGTAGGTGTAGATGCAGTAGAAGTAACTACATCTCAGCCTGAAGTAGCGCAAGAGTTTCTTGCATACAAGTTTACACTTAGCCGTGATACAACTACCACAACTGCTGGTCCTACCTTTAAGGGATATCAAGCCAAAGCAACCATTGCATCTCCACGCAATAGAGTCATTAGATTTCCTGTTTATTGTTTTGATATTGAAACAGATAGGTTTAATACTGTAGTTGGCTATGAGGGTAGAGCATATGCTCGTATTCAATTGCTAGAAGAGATTGAAAAGACAGGCGATGTTCTGACTTGGCAAGACTTGACAACAGGAGAATCACGACAGGCAGTAATTGAACAAGTTACATTCACCCGTATGACACCGCCCGATAAACGCTTTGATGGTTTTGGTGGCATCATAGAGATAACAGTCAGGACAGTATAATGCAATTCAAGGACTATCTAACAGTGGCAGTTGCCGTCATAGCAATCTTCTCAGCATTTGCTGGTGGCATTAGGTGGATGGTCAAACATTATCTCAACGAGTTAAAGCCTAACGGTGGCAGTTCAATGAAGGATTCTATGGCCCGTATGGAAAAACGTATTGATGATTTGTACAAATTGGTAGCGGAGAGATAAATGAAAGCAACACCTGCGGCTATAGCAGTACTACGCCAGGCAACAGCCCTGCGCCCTAAGCGCAAGAAGGCCAGCGATGGATTACTACCATCAGCAGCGCATATGAAACAGAGTCCAACATCTGACCACAACACAGGGTTGGCAGTTGATTTAACTCACGACCCCGAAAATGGTATTGATTGTGTTACGATATTTGAAAAACTTAAAGAAGACAAACGAGTCAAGTACCTTATCTTTCAGGGAAAGATTTGGGCTAAGGACAAGGCCAAGCTGGGAAACAGACGGTACATTGGGTCTAATCCTCATAACAAGCATCTACATATTTCTATTGAGTCCACTATGGCTACCGATACTAGCCCTTGGTTTTGGTGGATGAATGCACCTAAAACTATCAATCAGGTGCTTGCAACCCTGACTACCCTGCCTGCTAAAAAAGCATATAAAACCGAAGTTTGCACCTGCTGTAAGTTACACGGGGCAAAGTCCTAATCCTATAGGAGGATACAATGGAGCAATTCAAACAACTAGCACTATCTTGGTTCCGTGCTGCCGCTGCTGCGGTAGTGGCTATCTATATGACTGGCGAGACTAATCCGAAGACTCTTGCTGCTGCCGCCCTTGCTGGTGTGGCTGGTCCAGTCCTTAAATGGCTTGACCCATCTGCTGCTGACTTTGGTCGCGGTTCAAAGTAACACCCTTTTAAGGGGCCTAGCAGCCCCGTAGAGACTAGAAACCCCCTTGACATAGTAGAGATACTAGGTTAGGGGGGGTTTTCTTGTTATCCTCCAGTTGAATAGAACCCAGAACCTTTAAACTTAATGGCTGGGGCATCCCAGACCCTGTTCATTATCTCTCCGCATTGTGGGCAGGGCGGTAAGATCCTATCGGCTTGCTCGATAATGATATTACAGGTCAGGCATCTGAAGTCGTAATTCGGCATGCACCAAGTGTAGCACATGTGTTATGGTTCGTGGGCGGGAAACCGTGGGGCGGAAACTTCAAATGACGGTGACGACATATGTCTGATTCCACTCCCCTGACCACCATGGTTTTCTATGGGGGGTAGGGGGGCGTTTCTTAAAATCTGGCTCAGACAGCATTTAAGAAACCCGTATGGTAGGGTTCTTCTATGACAAATAAAATAGATGAAACAGAGCACTATAATATCCTTGATGAGTCTTGGGTCTGTTGCGATGAGCACCAGTTCCGATACCAGTGCAAATTATGCTATGAAATAATGGGTTGCCAGTTCTGCTCCTTTGACCCATACGATGCTTGTGGTTGTGATACACTATGATTATGAGCGAATTACCTAAACATATATCCTATTCCAGCCTTAGTACGTGGCAGGAGTGCGGTTGGAAGTATTACCTAACCAAGGTTGAGGGCGCACAAGAAGCCCATGCCGTTTGGTTTACTGGCGGTACTGCCGTCCACAAGGCTACTGAGGTCTATGACCTAGAAGGTGGCGACGCTGAAAGTATCTGGAATAAAGTCTGGTATGAACAGGTTGCAGAAGATGAAGGCCTCTATGGTGATATGAATACTTGGCAGTTTGCCAAGCGAGAAGACATGTCATGGTGGTATGGTGAGGGCTTGTGGATGCTTGATAAATGGATTACATTCCGCAAAAGCTGGAACGTATATGAAGATTTTGTTGAAAAGCAATACGAGATTGATATAGATAATGCCACGGTTAAAATGGCTATTGACCGTGTCATGGTTGACTTCGAGGGGAATCGGGTACTCCTCGATATCAAAACTGGTGCGTCATCTCAGAGGCATCCTTTGCAACTCGCGGTCTATGCGTGGGCGCTTGAGAAACAAGGGATTACTGTCGACAAGGCAGGTTTCTGGGATGCACGCACTGGTAACATTTCGTTATGGAACTTACAAAACCTACATGCAGAACGCATTGAGGACATGCTCAACACCTTTGACAGGGCACGCAAAGATACTGTCTTCTTGCCTAACCTGTCTAACTGTGGTCGTTGTGGTGTAATGTCTGCCTGCAAGTATGTCAATTTACGCGTACAATAGAGTTCAACAACAACAGACAAGGAGCAACAGATGACTGGAAACTTCCAAGTCAGTAGCAAACTCAACGATGGCAGAATTTTCGTTGTTTCCTCAGAGACCTACACGGGGTTTGCTGAGGCATTAGAGCAGGTGGTAGGCATTGAGGAGTCACAAGATGTACTCAAGACTATGGCTACTTCCCTGCTAGGTGCACCACAGAGTGCAGTTCAAGCAGTAGCAAACATCCGAGACGCTTTCAACGTCACGATTGACCATACTGCTCATCCAACACAAACAAATACATCAGGTCCTGCAGGTAAAACCTGTAAGCATGGACCGATGACACCACGTACAGGTAGCGGTGCTAAGGGTCCTTGGAAGGCATACATGTGTCCTTCTCCAAAGGGAACTCCTGACCAGTGTGAACCTGAATGGCTACGCCGTGGCGAGCCAGCATGGAATAGTTTCTAAGATATGAGAACACTTGCCCGCGCAGTAGGTAGTAAAGACATCGGTGGGGAACCCCTGCCAACTGTCTTTAAGACCTTTGAAGTGAACAAAGTTGTTATCCGCAGAGCGGAAGTATCTATGATTGCTGGTACTCCTGGTGCGGGCAAGTCAACTCTTGCCTTATCAATTGCGTTGCGTTCTAAGGTGCCGACACTCTATGTTAGTGCTGATACCAATGCACACACTATGGCTATGCGTCTACTATCAATGATTACTGGCAAGCCACAGTCAGAGGCAGAGATGCTTCTTGAGACTGAGGTTGCAACATCTCGTCAAGTAATCAATGAACACTCAGGGCATATCTTTTGGTCTTTTGAATCATCTCCTACGTTGGTGGATTTAGACCAAGAGGTACTTGCCTTTGAGGAACTATGGGGCTGTTCTCCTACACTCATTGTTGTCGATAACCTAATGGATATTGCCAATGATGGTGGAGAAGAGTTTGCTAACATGCGCTCAACACTTAAAGAACTTAAGTATTTAGCACGTGATACTAACTCAGCAGTACTAGTACTACACCATACCAAAGAATCATATAGCGGTAACCCATGCCAGCCACGCTCTGCGTTGCAGGGAATGGTTGCACAGTTGCCAGCCTTGATTTGCACTATTGGTACTAATGCACCGGGCTACATAGCAATAGCCCCTGTTAAGAACCGTTATGGTAAAGCTGACCCATCAGGGGATACGGCTTACTGGTTACAGTTTAATCCTGAAATTATGGACGTCTCAGACATACCTGAAAGGGCATAAGATGACTACATCACCATGGATACAACCTGACTCACCTGATTGGGATACCTTCCCATATGAGGATGATGAAGATGATGACTAAACACATAACAGAACTTAAACCTGATTATACAAGGGCGATGGATATCCGTGGTGAACCAACCAGGGTGTGCGTCTGTGGATGTTTTATTTGGAACCTTAAGGTATCATTTGATGAAGATAATACCATTGGCTCATATTTTCTAGATATGGAGTGTGCTGACTGTGGAACACAGGCAACCGCCCCTACTGAGGAGTAACAATGAAACTAACAACATATGTTTGGATAATGGCACTTGTGGTCTTTGTGGGAACTTTGCCACACGCTGTGGGTGCGATGTTTTTGAGAGCACAGATTTCTATTACAGAGATGGAACCATGCAAATTACCAATAGTAATGACCAGCATCTCTCAAATGAAAAAAATGGCTAAGCAAATTGCTAGAGGCAAAGTGCTAGCCACATACAAAAGTAACCATGAATGGAAGTCTCTATTCGTTCTATGGGATAGAGAATCCCGATGGGATTACACCGCAGATAACCCACGCTCATCTGCCTACGGCATACCACAAATGCTTAATATGCCCAAAGATACCCCTATGGTAAAGCAAATTGATTTAGGACTCAAATATATCAAGCACAGATACGGCACTCCATCAAAGGCTTTGGCCTTTCATAATGCCAATGGCTGGTACTGATGACTCACGATATTGTTTGGGGTATTATGACATTTATATCTATTGTAAATTTCATTTATTGTACTGTAGAGTTATTTAAATGAGTAATCCAGCCAAGGCTAAAGGCTCTAAGGCTGAACGAGATGTCGTCAATTATCTTATTGAGAACGGATACCCATACGCCGAGAGGCGTTTAGCAGGGGCGCAAGAAGATAAGGGCGATATCGCTGGCGTTAATGGCGTCTGCATAGAAGTCAAAGACCATGCTAAGATGGCCCTATCAGGCTGGATAGAGGAGATGACACTTGAAACCAAACACGCGAAAGCATGGACTGGTGTGGTTATTCACAAGCGCAAGGGGAAGAGTTCTCCTGCTGATTGGTATGCTAGTATGCCAGTATCTGTATGGCTTGAACTACTTAAGAAAGCTACGTAAAGACGATGCTGATATTTGACTTGTTCTCTGGCACTAATAGTGCTACTCAACCATTTATAGATGCAGGTCATACAGTAATCTCATTTGAAATTGATGGCAACTTTGTTGCTACCGAACATGTCAATGTAATGGAATTGACTGCTGATTATCTTTTTGAAATGTATGGAGAGCCAGATTTTATTTGGGCTTCCCCACCATGTACTGCTTTCTCTGTGGCGTCTATGGTTCATCATTGGGCAAATGGTGGTAAGCACCCAACCCCTAAAACAGAAGAAGCAGAAGAGGCACAGAAATTGGTGCAACATACTCTAAAACTTATAACAGATTTAACTCCTAGGCTAGGTTGGCTTATGGAAAACCCTAGAGGTATGTTGCGCAAATTAGATATTGTTGCTGGCATACCACGCAGAACTGTTACTTATTGTCAGTATGGTGAAGACCGCATGAAGCCTACAGATTTATGGGGTACAGTTAAAGGTTGGACTCCCAAAGAACCATGCAAGAATGGTATGCCCTGTCACATAGCATCTCCACGAGGGGCTCAGACAAGCACACAAGCCTTACTGAACGCGAAAGAGCGTTCTCGTGTACCATATGCATTAGGACAAGAGATTCTAACTGCATTAGAAAGAATACAATGAGAGATAACCCCAACATCGTTGGTGTACTAGAGCACTATGGTGCAACAGTACCTACCCGCCGTGGGTGGGCTAAAATGAAGTGCCCATTTCATAATGACTCCCATGCATCTTCTGCAGTTAACACGGATGAGAATATCTTTAAGTGCCATGGGTGCACATACAAGGGCAACGGATATGCTATCATTATGCTCAAAGAAGGAGTTAGCTTTCATGAAGCAATTACAATCGCACAGGGAATCGCTGACTCACGCGGCGAAGTATTACCACAGCGCGTTACACGAGGCGGAAGACTATCTCGCAGAACGCGGTATAACTATGGAACAGGCGACGAAGGTTCGCTTGGGCGTCGTGTTAGAGCCGTTAACGGGCCATGAAGCATACATCAATCGGTTATCTATCCCGTATATCACTAGGTCAGGTGTGGTTGATTTACGGTTTAGGTCATTGGACTTATCGGAGCCAAAATATATGGGTATGGCCGGTGCGTCTACACATCTCTACAACGTCTCGGCGTTCTTTAGGGCAACAACATACATTTGCATTTGTGAAGGTGAGATTGACACGATTACGCTCGATGTTAGTTGTAATATACCTGCCGTTGGGGTTCCAGGCGTGAACAACTGGAAGAAGCATTACTCAAGATTACTAGGTGACTTTGATAAAGTATTTCTCTTTGCTGATGGTGACAATGCTGGCGCTGAGTTTGGCAAGAACCTATCAAGAGAATTAGGTAATCTAGTAGTAGTGCAGATGCCTGATGGTGAAGATGTCAATTCAATGTATCGAATCCACGGTGCAGAATACTTTAGAAATAAGATTGCGAGTGTGCACTAATGTTAATGCCAGAGGACGGACACTTTGAGTGTGTAGAAGATGACTGTGGGTTTAGCACGTGTGACTTGTTTGAGTTCATGTACCACTGTGGTGTTGAATATAAGTGGGCAGTGCGCTTAGACAAGCGATACTCATTTGATTTATTTGAATTCCTGCAGATACTTAACGACATCATAGATGTTGGTGACTTAGATGCAGCATACGACCACATCCAAAGCGCCACATTATTGATGGTAAACGCTAGCGGGGATGACTTACACGAGTTTATTGAAGAGGCAGTTGTGCGCTCTGAGATGGACAATGTCATGGCTGGGGTAGAAGGGTTGCTTAAAGAAAATGAATGACCCAACTCAATTTGATTTAGATGTATGGGATGCAACAGAGGGTCTTGCTGAGTTATTAATTAGCAAGCACAGGGACTACGGTCCAAAAAACATTTCACAATCACCAGGTGGTCCGCTTAATGGATTACGTGTGCGCATGTGGGATAAGTTAGCACGCATCAATAACTTAATTGAAACCAATGCTGACCCAAAGCACGAATCCCTTGAGGATTCCTTCAAGGATATGGCAAACTATGCAATCATTGGATTGCTAGTACTACAAGGAAAGTGGCCCAATGACTAAATATGAAGTAAGGGTTATCACAAAGCAGCGTTATACAATTATTGTAGATGCTACTGATGAAGAGACTGCTATTCAAGGAACATTAGATTTGATTGAAGAGAACCCAGAAGGTTACATTACTGGAATCTTTGATAAGTTTCTTATGGGTCCAGAAGCAGAAGTCAAGGAACTTAAGGAAGTATTAACATGAAAAAGATATTTGGACCTTACAAGGGTAGTAAAGCCAATGGTGGCAGACCTATCTATGTATTCAAGAGAAAGAAGAAAGATGGCACAGTGGCTACGACTTCTAGCAATAAGGCTAGAGTTGATTACGAAACGGCAACGGGAAAAACCCTCCCAAGAAAAACAGACGTAGACCATAAAGATAATGGTGGTCGCGCAGGTAGAGATGGCAGAAGTAATTTGCAAGCGATGTCCCATAGCAAAAATGTTGCTAAGGAAAACAAGAGACGAGCAAAGAAGAAGCCATGAAAACTATAGTATGCATATCAGACCTTCAAGTTCCATATCACGATGTAGAAGCAGTCAAAGCAATTGCTAAGTTTATCAAGGCATACCAGCCAGATACTGTTGTCTCGTGTGGTGACGAGATGGATATGCAGACCATCAGTAAGTGGAGCAAGGGCACAGAGTTAGAGTTTGAACGCTCTATGGGCCGTGACCGCGACCTAACCAAGCAAGTGCTTTATTACTTAACTGTTTAGCATATGGTACGCAGTAACCATACTGACAGATTGTTTAACACTGTAATGATGAGAGCCCCAGGATTATTGGGGATACCCGAATTAGAGTTAGAAAATTTCTTGGGTTTGAAAGAACTTGAGATTACATACCACAAAGACCCATATGAATTGGCGCCTGGGTGGTTACTGATGCACGGAGATGAAGGAAATGTTCAGCCAACTGCTGGTGCTACGGCATTAGGGTTGGCTAAACGTTCAGGTATGTCTGTGGTGTGTGGACACACGCACCGCATGGGACTTACTCACCACACACAGACTTATCGTGGTGGTAAGCCTAAAACCATTTGGGGCATGGAATTAGGCAACCTGATGAACTACAACAACGCGAAGTATATCAAGGCTGGGTTGTTCACTTGGCAACAAGGCTTTGGTATACTTCACGTTGATGGTAAGACAGTGGTACCACAAATCGTACCAATTGTGAACAACTCATTTACTGTGGAAGGTAAGACCTGGAAGTGGTAATTGAGCAATACGAGAACTTAGTAGCAAATATTGGTTATGAGTTTAGTCGCAAGTTTCAGATGGTAGAAGTAAGTGACATACGCCAAGAGTTGTGGGTGTGGTTCCTTGAGCACCCCAACAAAGTCAAGACATGGGAAGCCTTAGATGGCAAGCAGGCTACCAAACTAATAGCACGCTCATTACGTAACACGGCTAAGGATTACTGTCAGAAAGAAAAAGCTGCGCGTGTGGGCTACCGCGTAGAGGATAACTATTACTATGATAGAGAACTCATTGAGATGTTACTACCTGCTGTCTTGCGTGGTGATGTGGTAGCACCTGCTCTGACCGAGATGGGCTATCAATCTACCAAGAAGGTAGCCTCCGAAGGTGGCAACTGGTTTGCTATGGTAGGAGACATCAATCGTGGGTTAAAGAAGTTAAGTAGCGAGCAATTCTATGTGCTATGCTTGCGCTTTGAGGAAGGCAACGACAATGCGACAATGGCTAAAGAACTCGAGATATCCGAGGATGCTGCACGCATGAGAGTTAATCGGGCACTCAACAACCTTATCAACTACTTGGGAGGGGAACGACCAGTGAAAGAAAGAGATTACACGGCAGAACAGGTTGCAAACAACGACGATGTATGTGAGCAGCCCATACCCGCGCAAGGGATTGATAACGCATGATGTGCGAGAATTGTTGCCAAGCGGGCAAACTAAATGCAATTAAAGAGTACGCACACGCAACGGCTATGCATCTTGAGTGTGAGTATGTGGATTGCGTGTGTCACCACAAGGTAGGCGCAGGGTTTTACAGGTAACGACTATGTATGTATGCTCCCAACACAAACCTTG